CTTCTTTTTTTCCTTTTTTTTTTTCTTCTGCGTGCTACTTAACAACTCGTCTGTGTGTCTGATTCGTGTACTATCCTTGTCTCAGCATTTCTAACTTCCTTCCTTTGTTTTAACAGATCCGGCTACCTCCTACATTTACCATCTTTCCCTACACGACGCTCTTCCGATCTATGGGGAGTTCTCTCCCCGATACGCGTAGTAAGGTACTTTTATCACCCTTTTCCGCACCGATAGCAGGCGATTAGAGACATGAACGATACGGGCTTAGTAATTCCAATCGAGGGGCATAAGAAAAAAGCCCCTACGAAGCGCACAACGAAGAAGATTTTGGGAAATACCGAGCCACGCCTACATACGGCGTATCTCAAGGGTAAATCCCGAGCTCAAGAAGTATCAGATTTAGCCGATCGCCTTGGCATGCCTTTATTACCGTGGCAGCGCCATGTCTTAGAGGATGCGATGCGGGTTACGCCTACCGGAGAGTACAGGCGCAAGCTAGTGGGAACGATGGTAGCCCGCCAGCAAGGTAAAACGCATATGGTATCTATGCGCATAATTCACGGCCTTCTCAACGGTGAGAGAGTTATAGGCATGTCCTCGGATCGAGGCATGGCGCTCGAGCTATTCCGTGAGGTAGCCGACCTATTTACGCAGCATGAGTGGTTAGCCGAAGAGTTAGCGGCTAAACCCCGCATGACCAATGGCGATGAAATGATTAAAATGAAAAATGGCGGCCGGTATTCGATTATCGCAGCTACTAGATCAGCGCCCCGCGGCAAGCATGCCGATTTCGTGTTCGTGGATGAGCTCCGAGAAGTACCCGAAGAGGCTTGGGTAGCTGTACGCCCGCTCACCCGTGCGACCGGTGGCGTGACATGGACAGTAACGAACGCCGGAGACATTTTCTCCACGGTGCTTAACGATCTGCGCGAGCGCGCCCTAAGCGCTACTAACGAGCGCGTAGCATGGTACGAATACAGCGCCGAGATGCCGGTAGGTGGTTGGAATCATAAAACGATTTGGGATCGCAAGCTATGGGCGCAAGCTAATCCGGCTTTAGGCTATATCGTCGATGAAGAATCGTTAGCCGAGTCGGTGGCTACCAATACAGTAGAAGCGACCCTTACCGAAATGCTCTGCGTTCCCGTGGATTCGCAGCAGAGCCCATGGCCGTTAGGCGTAATCGAAGATACTTCGGATAAAGATCTCGTTATCGAGGTAGGCAGGCCTACTATCTTCGGATTTGATGTATCGCCGTCTAAAAAAACCGGATCTCTCGTTATTGGCTCACTTCTCGAGGATGGTCGGGTAGCTGTAGGCATCGTGCAGACTTGGCGCAGCGAGGTAGGCATCGATAATCTTAAAATGGCCTCGGAAATCTTCGAGTGGTACCAAAAGTATCGGCCTACCGTCGTAGCCTACGATCGTTACGCCACCGCCGATATAGCGGTGAAGCTAGCCGCTGCCGGCGTTCCGCTCGAGGATATATCGGGGCAGCTTTTCTATCAGGCATGCTCGGAGACCTTGGATGCGTTTATTAACCGTAGGCTCGTACATAACGGGGAGCCGACTCTCATAGCCCACCTTAATAATTGCGCCATGAAAACTAACGATGCGGGATGGAGATTAATTCGGCGTAAATCCGCCGGAGACATTTCCGGAGCTATCGGCTTATGCATGGTTATCCACGAATTCGCTAAACCGCAGAGCACCCCAACTATCGTCGCTGTATAGTTACCTCGGCCGGCGGTCGTAGTGGGGAAGCTGCACCGCCGGCTCTAACACGCCCGAACGGATAAATAGGACATTTTGCAGCGCGTGTCGTAAATTACACCTATGGGATTTATCCGAGATCTATTCGACTTCACACCGGTTACAGCTGCGAAAAAAGATTTAACCGCGCAAGTAGCTCCGGCGATTTACGATGCACCTTACGGTACTTGGGGTAACTACGGATTCTCCGGTTATAACAATTACGCGAACTCAATTACTCGCATGAACGCTATGTCCGTTCCCGCGGTCGCGATGTGCAGAAATTTAATCGTCGGTACCGTGTCAAATATCCCGCTCGAAATGTATAGCACTACTACAGGCGAAGAAGTGCCCGCGCCATCATGGATTAAGCAACCGGATCTACGCGCACCTCGATCTATTACTATCGGATGGATCGTCGATTCGTTAATGATGTACGGAGTCGCTTATCTAAAAGTGGTGGAGCTCTACGCCGATGATAATCGCCCTGCGCGATTTGAGTGGATACAAAACGATCGCGTATCTGCGAAGTTCGATCAATACGGCCAAGAAGTCGAGTACTACATGGTTAATAATGAACGCGTACCTATGAGTGGTCTCGGTTCATTAATAACAATTCAACACAGCGACACCGGACTTTTACTACGCGCATCGCGCACAATTAATAGCGCTTTAGATATTGAAAAGGCCGCTAATATTGCTTCACAAACTCCGATGCCTTCCGGTTATCTGCGCAATAACGGAGCAGATCTTCCGGATGATAAAGTACAAGGATTACTTAACGCGTGGAAAAATGCGCGTAATTCGCGTAGCACAGCTTATTTAACTTCCACTTTAGAATATGTTGCTACACAGTTCTCACCTAAGGACATGATGTACAACGAGGCAGCGCAATTCCTCGCAAGTCAAATCGCGCGCGCATGCAATATTCCCGCGTGGATGATTAACGCAGAGCAACAGAAAAGCATGACTTACCAAAATGTTTTAGATTCACGAAAAGATTTTTTTGCTTACACGATTCAACCTTACATAACAAGTATCGAAGCTCGATTCTCACTTGATGATCTAACACCGCGAGGCTCTTATGTACGCTTCTCGGTCGATGAAACTTTCTTACGCCAAAACGCGCAAGATCGTTTAGCTGTAATCGAAAAGATGTTAGAGCTTCAACTAATCGACCTTAATCAAGCTAAAGCGATGGAAAATCTAACACCCGAGGGAGATGGGGAAATCGACTAATGGAAACCTACTTAACTTTTAGTACGCCAATTACGGCGGCGGATGCAGGGCGTAGAATTATCGCCGGTCAAATTGTACCTTTCGGAGAAATTGGTTACACCAATATCGGTAAGGTTATTTTTGAGCGCGGATCTATATCGATTCCTAACCCCACCAAAGTAAAGCTATTAGCTGCACACTCTAACGAGAATCCGGTAGGCCGCGCTCAATCCTTTAACGAAACCGATAAGGGAATCGAAGCGGTATTTAAGTTAAGTGCATCGAGCAAGGGTACCGATGCGATTCTCCTTGCAAGCGAGGGGCTCGTAGATGGCTTGAGTATTGGAGCGGAAATTACAGCATCGCGCGAGCGCAAGGATGGCACCATCGTAGTTACCGCAGCAATTCTAAAAGAAGTATCGCTAGTGGAATCTCCGGCATTTGGAGAATTCGCTAAGGTCGCTCAAGTAGTCGCGCAAGCTGCGCCTATGGAAGATGAAGGCGTAGAAGTGGAAGATGCACTCGAGACCGCCGAAGATATTGAAATCCAAAAAATTTCCGATGCCGTCGATACCTTGCGTACCTTGCAAGATCTCGAACGAGTAGCGGAATCAACCGAAACCGAATCAGAAAGTGAGGCTACCGTGTCCGAACAGACAACAGCCGCAACAACAGAGGCAGCAGCAGCACCAGCGGCGGAAGCCTCACGCCCAGTAATTAAGGCATCGCAGCCGTACATTACACAGACCGTACGCCATGGAATTACTTCTATGGGTCGTTACACAGAGCACAAAATCCGCGCAGCGCGTGGCGATGAGCAATCTAAGCTATGGATCGCAGCGGCGGAAGATCCACAGGTAGTACAGGCAGCGGCCGACTCAATCGGAACGACTAACCCTGCGTTTAACCCTATCCAGTACCTAACAAACGAATTTATCTCAAATACGAACTTCGGTACTCCGGCCATCGATGCTATTAGTCGTGGCACCCTGCCAAATAGCGGCATGTCAATTTCAATTCCTAAGCTCACTACAGCGCCAACCGTCGGAGAAACCGCCGAGGCAGGTACTCCGAGCGATACAGGGATGGTCTCCGCGTATCTAACCGGTACAGTTGCCAAATATGCAGGGCAGCAAACCATCACTACAGAATTGCTCGACCGGTCGGATCCGATTTTCTTCGACGAGTTGGCCATCCAGTTGCAGCGATCTTACCTAAAGGCTATCGATACTGCGGTTATCGCAGGTCTCGTAGCAGGTGGTACAGCGGGTACTAAAAACTACACAGCAGACAGCGCGGGCATTATTGATTTTGTCGCTACAGAATCACCGCTCGCCTATACAGGCACTTCTTATTTTGCTAAGAATTTCGTGGGCTCCGGCGGCGTTTGGTCTCTCTTGATGGGCGCGACAGATACAACCGGCCGACCAATTTACAATGCTGTAAATCCTTGGAACGCAGGCGGCGAATCAAAGCCGACTTCGATTATGGGAAATGTGCTCGGACTCGATCTCTATGTGGATCGTCTCATGGCAGCAGGCGTAGTCGATAACTCTGCATTTATTATCGCTCCGGAAGCTGCGACATGGTACGCATCTCCAACTTCTTACATGTCTGTAAATATCGTATCTAATCTCGAAGTACAGACCGCCATTTATGGTTACGGTAGCTTGATCGTGAAGCAAGCGGCCGGTATCCGTAAATTTAATATCGCGTAAACAAAGGCACTAAAGAAGTGAGCCTCGGGGCATCGAAGCCCTTGCCCCGAGGTCTCACCTAAAGAAAGGGAATCATGGCGGCAACTTATGTAACAGCTGCGGAACTACGCAGCGCGCTCGGAATTGGAAGCCTCTACGATAACGCCCTTTTAGAAGAAGCCTGCCAAGCGGCAGAAGATTTAATTAAAAAACAGTTATGGTTCAACGAGTACCCCGTCGTAGGCCATGGCATTTATCAAAATGTGGCAACGGTAGTAATGAGCGCATCGCCTACTTTCGTTACCGGACAAACCGTAGTAATTACAAAATGTGGAGAGCCATATAACGGCACTCACACAGTAACCGGCACTTTTCCGTGGAGCACCGGATCTAGCACTTTCCCGTGGTATCCATGGTGGCCTTTTAGCCGCACTTCATTTCCCTACGGTTATTCAATTATTCAATTTTCAGTAACTCACGCAGACGATAATTACCATCAAGTAGTACCGTATGGAAAAGCTGCACTTAGCTCCGGCCAACCGGATTACGCAGCGGAGCCACTTATAAACGAAGCGGCTCTTATGGTCGCTATTGATATTTGGCAGGCAAGGCAACAAAGTAACGCGGGTGGAATTTCTCCCGATGGATCTTTCGGTAGCTCGCCTTATCGTATGGGCTCGAGCATCCTTTCCCGAGTAAGAGGCTTAATTAGCCCATTTCTTTCGCCGCGGGGGATGGTGGGCTAGATGTCCGTCTCCGCCCTTCGTACTTCCATCGCCGCGGCATTAGAAAACCCGTCGGTGTGGTCGGTGTATGCCTTTCCGCCGGCTTCACCGACGGCGAATAGCGTTATTTTGCAGCCTAGCGATCCTTACATTATGCCGACTAACCAAAAGTACAACACGGTAGCGGCGGAAATTTCGTTCAAGATTACTTGTATCGTGCCAATGTTCGACAACCTTGGAAACCTTAGCGGTATCGAGGATTTCATGGTGGCGGTGTTTAATAAAATTTCTGCAACTCATACAGGATTTCGCGTAGGGGATTTCTCTGCACCGATGGTATTGCCAACGGATGCGGGGCAGATGCTCGCCGCGGATTTTACAATTACTACGATGATCTCATGGAGCTAATATGACCGATCTAAATAAAAATTTGGCGTGGCTAGTTAAGGTCGGCCAAATTACCCGAGAAGAAGCGGAAGCAAGCCTAAGCAAGCCGGCGGCCGTTAAACCAACCGAAACAAAGAAAGACGAGGAATAAATAATGGCCGTACCAAGTGGCGTATTTCTAAATAATGGTGTCGGACTTAAGATCGATACAGTTGATCTATCCGACCATGTAACTAGCGCAACCCTTACACGCACTTTCGACGCTCTCGAAACTACAGCGATGGGGGATGGCTCACATACTTTCGTAAAGGGGCTTGAGGCTTCAAGCCTTACCGTGTCATTTCTTAACGACACAGCTACTAACTCTGTACTACAGACTCTCCAATCAAATTGGGGAACTACAGTACCGGTAAAGATGATCCAGTTTAAGGGAGAAGCTGTAAGCGCAGCGAATCCGGTCTATGAATTTTCCGTTTTGGTCAATTCGACTACCGATATTAATGGCGCTACAGGTGATCTATCCACGCAGGATATTACCTTTACAATTAACACCGAAACAGTTGCAAATCCATCAGGAACTTTCTAAGGAGCAATAAATGTTGAAACTTCGTATTACAAGGGCTTCCGGCGAATCTACAGAGCATTTAGTAGAGCCGGTAATCGAATTCGACTTCGAGGCATATGCTAAAACCGGATTTTATAAAGCCTTCCGCGAAAGCGAAAAGCAGAGCGATGTATATTATTTGGCTTGGCTATGTCTTAAAAACGACGGTATCGCCGTTAAGCCATTTGGTAAAGAGTTCATTAAGGAGCTTAAGCAAGTCGAGCTTCTAGATGCAGACTCCCCAAATGGCTAACGCGCGACTCCGTTCATTACCAAATCGCAGCGTTAGCATGCGAAACCGGAATCGCGCCGCAACACCTTTTAGACTTATCGCCCGATATGCTAAAAGCCCTAAGGACATATTTAATAGATAGAGCGAAAAGAGCCAAGGATGCCAGCAACAATAGACGGCCTCGATGAAGCCCTTAAAGCGCTGCGCAAAATTGACCCCGAGCTATCTAAGCAATTAAAAAAAGGCATGCGCCCTACCCTGCGATTAATGCAGGATGAGGCGCGCGCTTATGTTCAATTCGAGATCGTGGGGCTACGCAGAGGATGGATGAACGCTAACCCCGATGCTAAATCGCGTACTTCTCGTAAGCGAGCATTTCCAAATTATGATCCAACCGCTGCGCGTAAAGGTATCGTTTATAGCCTTGGAGCTAAGAAGCCTAACCGTAATGGATGGGTAGCTTTATTCTCGCTTATCAATAAAACGGCATCCGGAGCTATTATCGAAACCGCGGGGCGTAAGAATCCTAACGGCGCACCTAATAGCCAATCGAATAACCCCGATGCCGGCCGCCATTTTATCGAGAGCATTAATAACGCCACCGGCGCTATTTACCGCACCGGTACAAGCCCTAAGAGCCAAGGCCGATTAATCTTTAGATCCGTGGCTAATAACCGCGCACATTTCCAAGCTACCGTAATCGAGGCGGTAAATGAGACCTTTAGAAAGGTAGCCGCCTAATGCCGGAGTTAGATCCATTAGTAGCCCCCATAATCACGGACTACCGCGATAAAGGCGTTAAGGCCGCTCAAAAGAGTTTCCTAGGATTAGAAGGCGCAGCTAAGAAGCTAGGTAAAACCCTAGGCGCAGCGTTCGCAGCTCGAGAGATTTACCAATTTGGTAAAGCATCCGTTAAGGCGTTTATGGATGATGAAAAGGCGGCTAAGTCTCTCGCCACTCAATTAGGCGCGCTTGGCATGGCTATCGATACCATCGGAGCCGAGAGCTTTATCCAAAATATCCAGCGCACTACCGGCGTTCTCGATGATGAGCTACGCCCTGCATATTCGCGCTTGGCAGCTGTAACACTTTCAGCGACTAAGACCCAAGATCTTCTAAACCTTGCTTTAGATATTTCGGCGGGAACGGGAGCCAGCGTACAGGCTACGACCGATGCGCTCGCCAAGGCCTACCAAGGTAACACCCGCGCGCTTGGCGGATTAGGCGTAGCTTTATCTAAAACGGAGCTACAGACTTCGAGCTTCGCAGATATACAAACTCGTTTAGCCGAAATCTATAAGGGGCAAGCATCGGCAGCGGCAGATACTTACGCGGGTAAAGTCGCAAGATTATCGGCAGCATTTTCGGATCTTAAAGAAAATATCGGCTCCGGAATCATTACAGGATTTGGAAACCTAACCGGAGCAGGCGGCGAGATCGATGGCGCTATTTCCGGTATTCAGAGATTCGGGATTATTGCATCCGAAGAAATCGCAGGCCTTGGCACCGGCCTTCGTCAGCTTATGGCGGATCTTGAAAAGGCACCAATTTTCGGATTACTTATCCGTGCTCTTAAGCGCTTCGGTGAAGGCTTGGATATTCTTACCGGAGCTTCTAAGGCTTTCCAACAAGATTTACAGAATTACCAAAATCGCATATGGGCAGAAAATACCCATAAACTCGAGCAATACTATAAAGATCTCAAGGCTCAAAACGCGCTTAGGCTTCAACAAGAAAAGGCAGCTAAGGCGGCCATCGATGCGCAGAATAAGGCCAAGCGTGACCAAGCGGCATTAGATAAGGCAGCACTAGCGCTACGCAAGGCCGAGAGCATCTTCGACCTCGAGGCTATTCAGATCGCGGCAGCGATGAAGAATCCAGCGCTTACGCTTGGAGAATACGCCCGCCTACAGCTTAAGAAGGACATTTTAGCGCTCGAACAGGCTATACAGGATAAGGATGTAGAAGGCGCGACCATCCTTGCCAAAAAGGTTAATATCGATATACAGCGCCTAAATGAGCTACGAAATACACAGCTCGAACTTATCAAGATTAACGATATAACCGATCAGCTTCCGGAGAATCTCGAGCTTATCGATTTGATGAATCTTAAAAACGCTTTAGATCTTATAAAGAAGCTGCAAGCGGATTTAGACCTTCTTACAAAAACACAAAGTAAAACCCCTACCTCTACATTTAACCCAATTATCGGAAGCCAAGGCGGAATCGGCACTACGACTATCTCGCCTACTATCTCGAGTAATCAAAAGGTGCAGGATACTTTCGAGAAGGTATTTACCGACATGGCTAACGCCGGTAATAACCAAACTCAAAGCGCTATCCTCGCCCTATCTTCTGCGCGCTATGAAGCGCTCGGGCAGGCTTACGCGGGTTATAACTCTAACCTCTCCGGCTCTAGTATGACCCAAGCCTACGCACCGGAGCAGCTAGTTAGCTATAACCCAAATACCGGCTTAACCGTTAATGTCAATGTGCAGGGGTCGGTATCTACAGAGCAAGACCTCGTAAATGCAGTACTCGATGGAATCCAGCAACAAAGCGCAAACGGCACCCGCTCGACCGTTAATAGACTAGATGCGCTTATCCCATGACCTACCCCGTAACGGTAGTAACTACCATCGATTTTTCCACGGGTGCCACCTTCGGCTTTCCGTTCGTACTTGGAGATCCTAAATTTGGCGTACTCGGCGTAGGCACCTTGGCCGAATCTGCCTCGGATTATGTCGATGTATCTAATCAAGTAATGAGCATAAGTATCCGCGGCGGGTATAACTTGCTTCAAGACCAATTCCAAGCGGGGCAGGCTACAATTAGAATTAATGATCCACAGGGATATTATAATCCACAAAACACCGCGAGCCCTTATTTTGGTAAATTGGTACCTCTGCGAAAAATCAGAGTATCCGGTAACTACGATGGTGGTAGCTATTACCTATTTAGCGGATATATCCAATCCTATAATTACAGTTATCCTAAAGACTTCACTACCGGATTCGTAGATATTATTGCGGCCGATGCTTTCCGCCTTCTCAACCTAGCTAATATAACTACGGTAGCCGGAGCAGCTGCGGGAGATACTACGGGCGAGCGCATTAACCAAATCCTCGATGAAATCTCATGGCCGGCATCTCTACGCGAAATCGATAATGGCGATAACACCGTACAAAATGATCCGGCTACAGCTCGCCAAGCTCTAAGCGCCCTAAAAAATGTAGAGCAATCCGAAGGCATCGGAGCCTTTTACGCTCAAGCGGAAGGCGATCTCGTATTCTTATCTCGCCATAACCTACAGGCCAAGGCCGGACAAACGCCTATAGTGTTCGCGAATAATGGAGCGGGTATAGGTTATTACGGGCTCACCTTCGCCAACGACGATAAACTCATTATTAACGAAGCTACTTTTACCCCGAAGGGGCTAACCGGCCAGTATTACAGTAATGCGGCTTCTATCGCCAAGTACTTCCCGCACTCGATTAACTTTAACGATCTCGTAATGGAGACCGAGGCGCAGGCCTACGACGGTGCCGTGTCCTATGTTACGACCCGTAAGGATACGACCATCCGTATCGATTCTCTTACGCTAGACCTTAATACTCCGGACTATAACGCGGGTATCTTGGCAGCGCTCTCAATGGATTATTTCACCGTAATTACAATTATCACCGATGCTCAAGCCGGCACCTCAATTACTAAGACTCTCCAAATCCTTGGCGCTAACCATGACATTACCCCGAATTCATGGCGTACGACATTTACGACCGGAGAGCCCATAATCGATGCATTTATATTAAACTCCGACACATGGGGCGTATTAGGCGTTAATACCCTCAGCTACTAAAAGGATAGAAACCATGGCAGGTACAGGCTTTAAGTTATTCGCTAACGGTGAAGTACTCAACGCGAGCGATGTAAATACTTATCTTCAGCAACAAACCGTAATGGTATTTGCATCCGCGGCCGCTCGTACTACAGCGCTCTCGGGCGTACTTGCCGAAGGTATGTGCTCTTACTTGCAGGATGATAATACCGTTTATGTTTATAACGGCAGCGCTTGGGTATCTATTGCTAACTCCGGAGACATTACAGGCGTAACCGCAGGCACCGGACTTAGCGGCGGTGGCACCTCGGGCGATGTAACTCTCTCGATTAATACCGCCGTTACCGTCGATGTATCTACAGCGCAGACACTTACTAACAAAACACTAACCGCGCCGGTAGTTACTCAAGCATTTAACGCACAGACCGGAACTACTTATACAGCTGTATCCGGCGATAAAAATAAGATGGTTACGCTTTCCAACGCTTCGGCCATTACTTTAACAATTCCACCTAGCGTATTTTCTACCGGTGAGTATTTTGATATTCAACAAATCGGAGCAGGCCAAGTAACGCTAGCGCAGGGATCCGGTGTAACGATTACCTCTACAGGCGCTACAGCAAGCGCGCCCAAGTTGAGAGCCCAATACAGCGCCGCTACCGTTTTATGTACCGGTAGCAATACTTTTACCGTAATCGGAGACTTATCGTAAAATGGTTAGCCACCTCGGAATTTACGCCTCGCAGATTTCGGGGCATCTAACGCCTGCCACCTCTTACGATTCAATCGCTACCGCGACCGGTTCGGGCAATCCTTCAAGCATTACTTTTAGTTCAATTCCGAGCACATATAAGCATTTACAAATTAGAGCTATGGCATTTTCTGCGGGTGGTAATGGTTGCCGTATGACTTTTAATGGTGATACAAGTGCTAATTATTCCGAGCACTCATTAGACGGTAACGGGGCATCCGCGGCCGCTTACGGAAATACTAATCTTTCTTATATTTGGTCTGTAGGACAATATAATGGACTAACCGCTAGTAATCCTTCTGTTTCTGTAATTGACATTTTGGATTATCAGAATAGTAATAAATACAAAACTTCCAGAGAATTAGATGGGCAAGATAATAATGGTTCGGGATTTGTTAGTTTAATTTCGGGATCTTGGCGAAGCACTTCGGCAATCACTTCGATTACTTTTACATTAAATTCCGGCACATTTGGAACTAATACACATTTTGCATTATATGGGATTCGGGGTTAGCCATGGCAGCGGGTAGCACTTATACAAAAATAGCAACTACGACTCTAGGTAGTTCGGTTGCTTCTTATACTTTTTCTTCAATTCCAAACACTTACACCGATTTAATTTTAGTTTATACCGCGGCTACCAGTTCTGCATACGATTTATATGCGCAATTAAACGGAGACACCAGCACAAATTATTCTTACACCGTATTATATGGCACAGGATCTACCGCAGGCAGCGCAAGAACTCCGAACCAAGGGTATATATCTCTAGATTATTATGGAACTCCGGATACAACAGTAGGAAATTCCGTAACTATTACCAATTTTATAAATTACTCTAATACTACAACTTATAAAACTATTTTAGGCCGCTCAAATAGAGCAAGTGGCGGAGTCGATGCATTAGTAAATCTATGGCGTAATACCTCGGCTATTAACTCTATAAAAATTGGTACATATACAAGTCCAACTTTATCTGCCGGATCAAAATTTACTCTTTACGGAATTACGGCGGCATAATGGCTAATACATATACTTTAATTGGCAGCGCAACGGTGACAAGTTCAACCGCTGCCACTTTAACCATTAACTCAATTCCTGCCACATATACAGACTTAATATTAAAAACTTCAGCGCGCACGGATGCCAGTTCTCAAAATATAAAAGTTACTTTTAATGGGTCTAATTCGGGATATTCTGAGCGATGGATTTACGGCGGTGGTACAAGTGGTACAGGTAGCGGAACGGCGACTACTAACGGTTATTTATATATTTATTATACGACGCAATCTAGCGACACAGCATCAACTTTTGGAAACTCGGAATTGTATATACCAAATTATGCCGGAAGTAATTATAAATCAGTTTCACTTGATGCCGTCGAAGAGTCTAATTCTAATGTGGTTTATATGGCGCTAGGTGCCGGATTATGGGCTAATACTTCGGCAATTACTTCCATTACCCTTACGCCACTTGGCGGAAATTTCGTACAAAATTCCACTACCTACCTCTATGGAGTATCCAATGCCTAAACTAACCCGCATCGAAGTTAATTGCACTACCGGAGAAGAAAGCGTAATCGAACTTACGGCCGAAGAAATTGCGCAGCTTGAGTCGGATCGACTCAAGGCCGAGCAAGATAAGGCAGACCGTGAATCGGCGGAAGCGGCTAAGGCCGCAGCTAAAGCAGCTATCGCAGAGCGCTTAGGCCTCACCGCCGACGAATTGGCCACGCTTTTATCGTGATTAACACAATACTCCGCAACGCTAAAGCCGAAATCGGCTATACCGAAGGCGTTAAAAACGATAATAAATATGCCAAAATAGCCGGCCACGCTAATAACCAACCATGGTGCATGACTTTCGTACGCGCCATGTTCTGCGCTTCCGAAGCCGCCGGCTACATTATGAACACCGCGAACACTCAAACGCTCGAGGCGTGGGCTATTAAAAACGGCCTAACCGTACCCGTCGAGCAAACACAGCGCGGCGATGTAGTCATTTACTCATTTAGCGGAAAGCATGCAGATCATGTAGGCATCGCTTACATGCCATACGATGCAGAGAAAAAAGAAGTAGCTACCATCGAAGGCAACACCTCTAACGGAGAAGCCAAGGGCAAGGCAGCGGCTAAAGAGATTAATGGCGATGGAGTTTATGCGCGCCATAGATCTACTAAATTCGTGCGTACAGTAGTACGCCCTAAATGGTAGGGGTATCCGATGAAAGAATTAAAAGCGCTTGCGGCCTCATGGGGTCGCTCATTTCTAGCCACTAGCCTTGCGCTATTTATCGCCGGTGAGACAGATCCTAAGACCCTAGCGCTTGGCGGCTTCGCAGCTGTAGCGCCGGTAATCCTTCGATGGCTTAACCCGAACGATAAAGGCTTCGGTCGGAAGCTATGATTTCGGCGGGGGCTACTATTCTCGCCGCCTGTATATCCGCTTACGCTGCGGTGAAGGCTGCGAAGGCAGAGAAGAATTCTAGGCCGGTATCTAACGGCTTCGCTAACCATGTCATTACAGACCTACGCGAGATTAGAGCCATGCTATTTCAGCATGTACAGGAACACGATAAATAATCGTTATCTAATCGTTATCTAAATTGCCCCCGATTCGCTTCTCCTAGTCGGGGGCTTTTGCTTTACTTAACCCATCGACCTAGACGGACTAGGCGAGAAGGGCTAAAAATGAGTAAGTATAAGAAGCAATTAGAGGCAGACTTCGAGGCGCTAAATTCGAGCTCGATGGCGTGGGATTCCGAGACTTGGAATAGCCAAGTAAAAGAAGGCCGATTTAGATCGGAAGAGCACACGTCTGAACTCCAGTCACCGATGTAGTCCGTATGACGTCTTCGG